GCTCCCATTTTATCTCCTCCAAAAAATATTTAATTTTTCTACATAATGAAACATTCAATTTATTTATGCAAACCAACACATATTTAGGAATTCAGCTATGTTTATTTGGTGAAAATCATTCCTTTTTCAACCTTCTTTCTTCTTTGCAATCACTTTAACCAAACATATTCCTTGTAAAAATTCTTGTTGCCCCTCGATTCAGTTAAAGGTTCAAATGGCAACCAAGTTCCTCCATCTGACTCGCAAACAATTTTATAAGATTTATTTTTCTATTTATGTATTCGTGCCAAAGGGATTACTTACAGTTTGACCACCATCTGCAATGACATCTCCTTGTATCCAGTAAATAGTTCCCAAACTAATCGCTACCACATAACTTCCTATGATGCCACCAGTGCTATTATTGGTTCCATATTCGATTTTGTTACTCGTAGCACTGGCAGCAAAAGTTCTAGTTTCAGCTACGCCATTTTTATATAGCGTTAGACTACCAGTCATTGAATCAGAAAAAGGATAGCACTGGATGAAAAATTGATCTGGGCGAACTGTGGTTAAAAATCGAAATTTCTGACCAATTGTAGTAGTGCTTAATTCTGGCAATGTTATAAATCCATTTGGTCCATGATCTAATAAAAACAGTTTTCCATCATCAGATGCAGATATCTGATGAACAGGAAGCGATACAACCGAATTAGTATACGACACTATAATCGAAATTTCAGAGGAAGATGATGCGTTAGCAATTGCTGAATTCACATCTGCTGCTAGGTTTAGTATTTTTACATTATTTTGAATTCTCGGAAAAGAATTCTCTACTGCTCCGTTGCCTGTACCTGTTACTGAAGCTGCTCCCATTTTTCTCCTTGAAAAAATACTTAATTTTTTCATATGATGAAACATCCAATTTATTTATGTAAACCAACAAACAATTAGAAATTTGACTATGTTTATTTGGTGAAAATCATTCCTTTTTCAACAATCGGCTTAGATGATATGATTTACCAATAATTTCTATTTCACGATCATCAAACCTGACACAATAACAATTGTCGCCACGAAAATCAATAGCAACTATCTCAAAATCAGGAATTTTCAAACCAGCCTTCTCATAATCTTTAGCAAGCCTAAATAAAGATAAATATGCAGTCTCATATTCACAAAACATCAAAGGGCGATTCAAATCACACTTATCAATAATTCCATCGTATACATCCTCGCAAACAACCCACCTAGAACCAACAAATCTTAACTGATATCTGGCTATATAAACACCATCATGATTGATTGATGAACAATCATAAAGACGACTTTTTGATTGCTTAAAAAAATTAGGCATAAGAAACCTTTATTTTTTCAACAATCACAATTAATTTAATGCTCAACAACAACCCTGATCTTTGAATTATAACCAATAGGCAAGTTATTTACAATACCACGAAATACACCCTCGTCCTTATCCATCCTGACCATAACACGCAAATTTTTCAAATCCAATAAAATTTGACCAGTCGTATGCATCAACCATGGACTCTTTGTCCTGTAAGGATTCAAAAATGGATCAGATACATATTTTTTTTTCAAAATGTCCAAAACATCACTTGGCAAATTAACATCCACCAAATTCTTCTGAGCCAAATTCATCCTGCTGTGAGAAGACTCCTTCTTCCTACCCTTGTTATAACCAGCTTCTTTGTCATATATGCCATGATTTGTTCTCACAGTCACAGAATCATCATCCGAAACCCTTTTAACAACCTTGCTATCTTTTGTGATTTCTAAAGCATATAAATTAACACCATCACTTACCAATGTCTGACCACGAAGACCAACATTCTTACCCTTTTTATTCTTGCCATTCACAATGCTATGAACCATGTCTTTAAGATTAACATGCGACAAAGCCTGCCTTATCTTATTGCCCTCATTTGTTACTATCTTCTTATGCTTGTCGTCAGGAACCTTCTTGCCATTTATAACACGCAATCCTTCCTTCTCATCCTGATTCACCATCAAACTACTACTCACCATCCCTAAACCATACTCATTCATCCCTTCACACCAATCTGTATCAATATCATGCCAGTACATAACCTCTGTACCATTAATTAATTCATGAATTATTTCAACATTGGCCTTGTATCCACGATCACGATTCTTGGCCAATACAACACCATCCTGTAGTCGCACACCAGCAACCACACACTCATTTAATGATGCGTTTTCAATAAAATTACGGAATTCCATATGTTATTTATGCAAAACATTCACAACAAAAGTTAAAATAATTTAAGACCTCATCTTTTGAAGATAAAATTAAAAAGGGAAAACCCCGGTTTTTCCGGGGTTTTCTTGGGTTTGCGATAGTAAATCGTGCATAAAAATCAGATGACGAAATTAGCAATACTGAGGCGTGCGTAAAATTTTGCCCCCTCACGAAGCAGCTTTTTACCATATCTTGTGAGAATTCCCTTGCGTGGGCAGAAGCTCTCTGGATCGAGAACAACTGGTGTCTGGGTCAATGGAACATATGGGCAGTAGAAGTATCCGCTGTCCATGTAAGAGTCGCCCTTGTAACCCATCAACAACTGATTGCTTGGGAAGAGAGGATCTTTGTAGAGTCTCCAGCGATTGTTCACGGTGCCGACATACTGGATGCCGAGTGAGCTTGTGAAGGTCTCAGAAGGTGCAGGAGCGAAACCGGCTGTTGCTGTTTCAAAGATTGAAGCAACTTCAGGTGAGGTCACGATAAAGTTTGCGCCACCACGAAGGGTCTTTCTGTGGATGACATTGGAAATTTCGACAACCTTAACATAAAGGCTTTCGTACTTTTCCTTGATCGTTTCGCCGAGTGCGGTGTTGAAGTCCCAAGCTGAGACAGTACCGGCGTTGTTGCGAAGGTCGGTGAGAACTTCACGGTCGATTTCGAGGTTGATTTCCTGTGCAAGAACAGCGGTCAACTCAGCTTCGGCATCAAGATTGTGCTGTGAGCGGAGATCCTGCTGTGCTTCATAAGACCATACAGCCTTGAGCTTACGGGTCTTAGCAGCGATTTCTTCTGATTCAATTACGAGATTGATTTCAGGAAGATCTTGGTTGCACTCCATGTTGTATTCGTAGCTCAAAACTGCGTTGTTTGAGCCGGGAGCGCCGTTCCAAGTAAGGGTGAGTTCGCCTGTGGTTGTCTGAAGAGTACCAGATGTAACCTTTGGTGAAGGAGAGCCGATATCTGAGAAGGTGAAAGTTCCGCTAGCAGACACGGTGAATGTTTGAATAGCAGTAGCGCCATCATAGATAGTGCCTGTTACTGTTCCGGCAAGGATTGGCGTGTGTTCAAGAGGAGCGAACACGCTTACAACACCAGCGCCAGCATCAGTGCTGGTTGTTTCATTCTGGATGAACTGGCTGGAATAGAAGATGTCGAGATTGGCAGTACCATCGGCTCTCTGCATGAGTGAGTTGGCATCGTCGCCGGGGAATCCGCCGTTATTGTCAGCACCACGGGTAGCGCCCTTGTTGCTTGAATAACGGAAGCGGAGATAGTAGACCAAGCCGGTTGGGCCAAGGAGAGGCTGTACGGAAACGATCTTATTTGCGATAAGCTGTGGGTAGATACGACGAACAAGTGGAATTGAAATCCTCTTGAACTGTGCGACATCTCCAGTATCGGTTGAGACTTCGTTCATGAGTCTCTGGTTTTCGAGCAGAACTGCGGTAGCGGAGCGGACATAACGATCTTGAATGCCTTCAAGGAGTCCGGTCTGCTTCCAACGAGTTTCTAGCTCCCTAGCCTCGTTCAAAAATCTAGAATTAGCGTTCATATGTTTTTCCTATTCTTTAAGCTAAAAGGAGTTACTTAGTTTGTTTCAGACCCGACAGGACCAACAATTGGTCCATGTCAGAACCTCCAGCAGAGGAGTTGTTATGTTCCGAAATAACAACATTATCGCTGGAAATGCTTCCTCTCCCCGATACATTCTTTGCTTTCTGCGCTCTTTCATTCTGTTCGGAAATAACTGCTGACTTCCTTTCCTTGGCCACAAATCTGCGGCTTTCGGTGATGAGGTCATTAGCTTGACGAACTGCTTCGTTCAGCTTGGTGTTTTCGGTGCTGATACGAATGTTTCTTGCTTCAAGGATTCTCATTTGGCCCCTCATAGCTTCAACTTCACGGGTAGCTTCTTCAAGTCTTTCGCCGCTTACACCGTATTCATCATTGCTGATGTAGTTTGAGGCGATATTAACGATCTTGTCGAGAGCGACCTTGTGTTCTGCAAGTCTTGGGTCTGTGAGAACATCACGGCGGGCTTGTTCGTAGATTTCGCTGCCCTTGATCTGGAGGAACTGATCGACCTTGTCAACGATGTATTCTTTCATCTCGGCCAGTTTATGGTCGTATTCTTCATACATATCGACTTCAAGGTTTTCGTTCTTAGCTCTTTCAGATTTAAGCATCTGGTATGCTTCTTCATATCCTTCTTCGAGAGCGGAGTTATATTCCTGACCTTGAACTTCAAGGCGATTTCTGAGGTCTCCAATTATTGAGTAGGCTTCTTCATAGCCTTGTTCTGCAATCTTTTCAGCCTCAGCTAGTTCGCTGGTGAGTTCTGCATAGGCTTCCTCAAGTTTCTGATTATACTCAAATTCAAGGGATTCCTTGGCCTGCTCAAGTAGTTCGCCAACGGCGTTAGCGACTTCATTAACTTCATTCTCCGGTAGGAGATTCTTCAATGCTTCTACGATCTTGTCCATTAGCCTAACCTCGCTGTAATGTTTCGTGTTTGTTGTTCGATTATTCCGCCCAAACAAGCCAACAATGCATCTTTTCTGACATTATGTATGCGGCTACTTTCGTTTTTAACCGCATTTTTAGAAATTTCTGCATTATTTGCAGTTGGGGCATAACTTTCTTTCTTACCACTCGACACTTTCTCCTGAAATGCTGAGTGTGTGCTTGGATCTGCTACAGCATCGAAGGTAATGAGTTTGTAGCTTTCACCAATCACAAGGATTCCATTCTCGTCGCTTCTTCCGTTTCCTACTCCACGGCTTGATATCCCCACACGAACTCCATCGTTCAGTAGGGCCTTTAGAATTTTCCCATGTGGTGTATTGAGGATTTCTCCCTCTCCCATTAGGTTGTTGCCTTCCCACCATAGTTTAGTAACGATGTGAGAGCATTTTTCAAAGTGGATTATAGAATCGGTTGGGTGATCGAGTTCTCCGATCAGGCCACGGTTTTGGATAATCGGCAGAAGTTTCTTAACATTTTCGTCAAGAACTCCGTATGGATAGATTCTTTTATTTTTATTGATTGATTCTGCTTCTTGGAATTTACCTTTGAACTTAGTCAGTCCCCTATCGGAGACTGACTCGTTAAGACTCATGGTAAATCCTCCGTTGTTGCAGCAATCAACTAGAAGGAATTGATTTTCCATTTATACTCCTTTATT